CGCGTCGTCGAAGCGCCATTGGCCGCCACCTGGCGGCGGAGGGATATCGCGAGCCGGCGGCGCGGCGGGAGGAGTCTTTTCAAGGTTGGTATCAGTTTTCATGGTCAGCTCAGGTTGCCTTCATAGGTACGGTGGTCAGCGGCGTAGATCAGCCGCACCCACCCGGTTTTCTTTCCGTCTGCCATGTTCTCCGCTTCCACACCGATCAGTTCCAAGTCCGACACAATGCCGCCCAGGGACGGGTTCACCGCAAGGCGCGCGACGACTCGCTCAAGCAGCGGGTCAACAGCAAGGTCGCCGCTTTCGGCGACGCTGCGCGCGTAGCACTCGACCGTGATACGGGTCGACCAGTCGATGGGCGCGCCTGCGATCGTGCCGCGCTGCGGCAGCGCCTGTTCAAACTGGACACTGACCGCCTCGGTTTCCTGCTCGGCGAAGGCATGGGTCCGGGCCCGGCTGATCGACTTGCACACCGGCGGCTGCATCTTCAGCTGCTCAAGTACAGCCGCGACGATCTTCGAAAATACCGTGCTCATTGCGTGCACTCGACGATCAACGTGGTCAGCCCGGTACCGTCTGGTTGCGCCTCGACGATTACGTATGGCACGCCAGCGATCGAGATCTGCTGGTCCACCGGTTCCGCCATCACGGCATTCGACGCCACCTGGACGGATGGGCTGGTGTTGGCCGCGCCGACGCCCAGCGAGTCCGTGCTGCCTGGCTTGCGGAAGATGCCGGGCACCAGCGCGCCGCCGATCTGCACCTGGACGTTTGCCAGGTGGTTCAGCACCATGCTGTTGGTGACGGCTTCGAGGTTGGCGAAGAACACGGCGGCGGCTTAGCGGATTACACCGTCGAGCAGCACGGTTGCGCTGGTCTCGGTGCCGCTCTTCGGTGCAGCAGCTGCGCCGACCAAAACGTTGTTGGTCGCGGTCTTGGTGATGCGGCGCGCGGTGTTGTCCCAGTACACCTTCTCGCCAGTGACGAGGGTGTCGGCCGTGACAGCGCCCAGGACGAAAACGCCGTCGCGAACGGCCTCGACGGGGGTGCCCTGCAGGGCATCGTTCGCAGCAATACCGAAGATTGCGCCGACCAGCGCGCCCTGGCCGCTGGTGAGGTTGTATGGCGCCACGAGGGTGACCACGTTGCCGGGCTGGATGAAGTTCTTCATGATTGTTCCGTGATGGGTGGTGACCGAGCCGGCTTACTTGCCAGCGCCCTTGTACAGGCCGCGGTGGTCCACGGCCTTGGCTGCGAAGTCCAGGCGGCACTTCCAGGTGACGCCATCGACTTCGAAGCCGGCTTCGCTCTCGATGACCGGGCCTTCGGCACCGTCCAGGTAGCAGTACTCGACGGTGTCGATCTGGCTGTTGCTGCTTGCCAGGTACCATGCCGCGTCGTCGATCGAATCGAGGATCGGCTCGACGATCGGCTCGACCGCGGTGCGGCCGCCGGTGCGGAATTCGTTCACGTCGCCCTGCTTGGCCGGCACGTAGTTCGAGCTGGTCAGCTGGTAGGCGTCCTGTTCCAGCGAGGCTGGCACGATCAGGAAGTTCGGCGCCAGGTTCAGCTCTTCGTCCTGGAGGCCTTTCTGCAGGCGCATTGCGGTGCGGCCGGCCTTCAGCGCCGCCAGGGTCAGGGCCGAGCCAGCGCCCGAGCCGCTGTTCTTATGGTCGGCATGGAACAGCGCCTTGCCGTCGCCCATCATCGGGTTGTTGGCCAGCTGGCTGTACACCAGGCGGTTCTCCAGGCGGCTGGAGCTTGCGCCGAACGCGGTGACCAGGCGCTCGAAGGCGCGCAGGTCGTCGTTGATGATGGCCTGGCGGGACAGCGACACCATGCGGCCGAAGGTCACCAGCTTGTAGCTGTCGCCACCGTCCTGCATCATGCCGTACTTGAATTCACCATGCTCGTTGGTCTGGAGCAGGTTTGGCGCGGCCGACAGCTGCACGATGTTGATGTTCTTGAAGTCGGGCGCGTTCGGCGCGCGACGAGCCCATTGGGTGTAGGTGCCCAGGTTTTCCTCGTAGCCGGCGCGCATGCGCTTGTTGGCGACGTTGGCGAACAGGTTGGCGAAATCGCTGGTGCCGTGCATGCCCGAGCGGAAGTGCAGGATCTGCTGCGCCAGGCGCATGCGATCCATGCCGCGTGTGTTGACGCCGGCCGATTCGAGGAACTCGCGGCCGATTTCCAGCAGGCCCATGCCACGGTACTGGCGACCGTTGTCGGTCAGCTTGGTGCCGGAATAGACGCGGTGCATGATCGCTTCTTCCATGCCGGCCATACGGGTCTCGTGTTCGCTGCCCACCAGCTGGAAACGGACGTTCTGGTGGCCACCGCGGGCGGCGTCGCTGCGCGCCAGTTCTTCGAGAACGGCGCTACGCGCCTGGTCGAGCGAGTTGCCGCTACGGATCAGGCCGGCGGCCAGGTTGCTCACGTTGTGCCTCGCGCACAGCTCCGTGATGTCAGCGGAGCGGGTCACCGCTTCCTGGGCGGCGCGGGTTGCTGCATCGTCGGCAGCTGGTGCAGCGGCCGGCGCTGCGGCTGGGGCGGGTGCTGGTGCCGGATCGGCGGCGCGGGTAACGGCAGGCGCAGGGTTCTGGGCGCCCGGCTGGGTAGCAGTGGTCATGTTGTCTTCCTGGTTGGATGGAGCGGTTTGGGCGGGCGCCCGGGTGATGAATTCGCACGGCATGCCATTGACCGGCGCGCTGCGCGTGCTGGCCTCGGCGTCGGCCGGAACGGTGACAAAGCTGATTTCGAACGGCTGCCACCGCACGGCGCGGTACAGGTCCATGTTCACGCCATCGGTACGGTCGATCGCGCGGGTGATCTCGAAGGTTGTGATGTTGTAACCGAACGAGATCGAGCGAATGATGCCGGCCCTGATGTCGGCGACGATGCCGGCCATCTCCGGGCGCGTCGACAGGCGCAGCACCGCGCGGCCTTCGCCGTTGGCGATGGTTCCGCTGACCGCGATGCCGATGATCGACTGGACGCCACCGTGCATGCGGTGGTTGTCGATGACCTGGACGGTCCCGGCCTCGAAGCGCGTCATGTCGACGGCTTCCGGCGTGACGACCAGCTCTTCCTCGTACGGCTTGTCGGTCCACCAGTCGTAGCGACGGACCCGCGATCCAGTCGTCCACACCACTTCGATCGTGTTGTCGGCTTCGTTGTAGGTGGTCGGCACCAGCTGCGCCTCGCGCGAGAGCGAAGGCATATTGCGCGGGTCGGTCGCCGAGCGGGTTTGCGGGGTAGTGGCGGGCGTCGTCATGCAGCCCACTCTACGTATTGCACTGTCTCAATTCTCGGAAAACTGAGACAATTTTCGATGACGCTACTTTTCGGTTTTACTGACGTAGTAACGCCCGCCGTCGAGCACCAGGCTCTTGGCCGGGTATGCCGGCGAAGCGGGAGGCGGCGCATCTCGCTCTTCCGCCTCGACTGACGCACCAGATGCGGGAGCGGCCTTCTTCACCTGGTCGCGCACGATCGGGTTATCTGCGATCTTGATCATCAGGGGTCTACCTCGTTGAACCAAGTCGTTTTGTCGAAACGCTCGCCATTCGCGCACTGCACGCGCGCGACCCATCGCC